TTGCTAGTGCTTGACTGGAAACTCGGCATCGAAATGAAGCGCGTCAAAGGATCAACGATCAGCGACGAGCAACGAGGATGGGAGTTATATCTGAGAGACATTGGATGGCATCACATATACGCTTATGGGTGCAAGGACGCTATTACAAAGGTGCAGCAACTATGAACCGCACCTACGAGGAGGACACACTGCAATGCCAGGTATTCGGCGCAAACAAGAAACGCTGCTCGCGCACCGGCACACACAGCGGGGGAGGGTTAATCAGATGCGAAGCACACCACCAAAAATTCCTTGCTCAGAGAGCCAACGACTATCCGTTGAAGCCATCATCCTCGACTCAGCAACCGAACAAACGCGGCAATTTATACTAAGGAGAATTCGAGATGCTACCGAGAACATTGATCCACGACGCGATAATAATCATCCTCGCAGCACTGGTTGTGCTTGGGATACAGGACGCCTTCAGCAAGCCAAGCAAGGAGGAGCGCAAGGCAGTCGCCCGTGAGGTTGCTGCTCAGTACGAGCAGTGCGCGTATAAATGTTTTGAGGGGTGCAGGAAATGAGACTACTCCGCCTCCGCTACAGCTTCAACATGGTTCAGGCGTATCTTGCTCATATGATGGGAGACAACCAGAGCATGAATCACCACTTGGATCAGGCCGACAAGATTAAATGTGACATCGTGCTTGAAATTTTGAATGCACGGATTGGATTGTTTGACTGAATTCCCTGCGCTGCTTTTAACCATCCCGGTTAAGGTCTAGTGAGCTTTGCGGCGTGGGGGATAACGGCTGAATTCAGCGGCTGGCGGCATTATCGCCTGCGTCCGTGTTGAGCGACGTGTTATACGGCGTACCGCCAGCACCGACTTTTTAGGAGATGAACATGGCAGCAACGAGACAGGACATTGAAGGGTGGTTTGATCGTGGATTGGCGCAGAAAGCGCGGCACATGCTTGTTGTTTGCGACTCGTTCGACTGCGACGACGCGGAGAGCCGCGCCATGTGCTACGAGCAGTACAGCGGCCAGCGCCCGCACCGCGACGACTACATGCCGAACTGGCCGGAGAGCGAGCGGACGCACCTGATGATGTACGAGGACACCAGCGAGGGCACGCCGATAAGCCCGGCCTTCGCTACGCCGGAAGAATTGGCACGGTGGCTGACTGACAACGGCGCAAGCGCCTTCGGAGATTCGACCGGGAGTTACGAGGGATGGTTGCGCGCGGCTCAAGGTGGGTGGGCACCGAGCGCGGTTTTTACTCCGCAGACCGGACTGGTGAGCGGGGTTGATGCGCTCTAACGTTCAAATTGAGGGACAGGCCGCTTCTGGCCTGTCCCGCTCGAACGCAGGGTTAGGCATGGAGGCCAAAATGGAACTGCACGAAATAGTAATGAAACTGGTCGGCCCGGTGATGCCGGTTGGCGAAACGCGAGAAGACGAGCGGCGACTTGAGAACATGAAAGTGCTGACGGAGCTTGTGGATCGGCTGCTGTTTGAGGTCGATGCGGTGTCGCACAACGCTGACCGTGTTGAGGCTTCCATGAAGGCAATTGGCGTACATGCCCGAGATTTCATGACGGCGGTGAAAGATGCCTAACGCAAAAGTCACCGGCTCGCCGGCATTATCGGCGAGTCCGTGTGGACTGACGGGTTAGAGGGAGCAGCTATGCCGGTGAGAAAAACCAAAACACGCAACTGCGACGAATGCAGGCACTGGCACGCTCACGAAATAAAGAATGGATGGTTAGCGAAGGTGCAAGTTGAATGCGATAAAGCTCACACGCTGCGGTATTTCAAGCCGAGAGGGCCAATGGATACGGCCTACGGATGGAAACGCAAGTGTGCAGATTTTGCGCCCTCTAACGCAATGTGTACGCCATCTGGTGCGTCCACTGAGTTATACACCAAGGAGGAATGAAATGAACATTGATGAGATTGCACTGCGCGAGGCTCTGGATTACTACGTCACCGGGCTATATGACGGCCCTGCACGTGAAACAATGGAGAAAACGAAATGAACTGCCCTAAATGCGGCTTGCTGATAGGAGAATTAACGATGGGAACAATCCTCCCATTGTGTCAGTGTCGGTGGAAATCGGAGCCTACGTTTTACATACAGAACTCGCCTGATCGTATTTCGGAACTACTTACCGAAAACGAACGCCTCCGACAAATCTGCCGTGACGCATACGAAGTCTGGGCAGGATCAGAAGGCATACCGGAGCCAGAGACAGCAGCAGAGGCGTACCTGCTGCAACTGCTTATACAGATGCGCGATGAAATAACCAAAGGACTTTAACCACCAACCAAAGGAGCAACACCATGCAACTAGAAGTGACCCTGCAAGAAGCCGTATTCATCACCAACGTCATCGGCGAACTGCCCTCCAAGACCGGCGCATCTGCGCTGTATGAGAACCTCAAGCGCCAAGTCGAGGCGGCGCAGCAACCGCCTGCACCTCCTACGGAGTGACCGAGCTCTCGCAAGCAAACTGCACGAAGTTGGGCTTACCACTAGACGCAACCCATCAGCGGAATATTTAACCGTCCAAGTTAGGTATCCAGTGAACGCTGATCGGGTTGCGCCATAGGCCGGTTGGCGGGGGTACTACTTCACCGGAGCAGACGCGGCAAGCAGACTCGACTTCGCCAGGCTACCACTCGTCGTACCGAACCAATAAGAAATGCACCCCGTCCATGCTGTGCCAAGCGAACCAAGCATAATCAGCAGGGGCGGGGAATTCACCACAGTTTCGTCGTAGAGCATCAGGCCGAGGATTGCGAAGAACCCCACTGTAACCATGTAGGTCAGGACGGTAGGGGTGCTACTGTTTGTAGTCATCTGCATCTGTCGAGCCGAGTCCCGATCCTTGAACTCAAGCTCCGAGTACCGGAACCCTCGTTCCTTCTCGTCAGACTGGTACTGCAACTCCAGCTTGCGAATTTCAGCAACCTGCTCCGGCGTCACCCTGCCGTCAGCAATGGCCTTCGTTACGTCAGCAACCGTCCCGCCGTCGATGCCGAGGACTTTGGTAAGCCCCGCAACTGCAACGCCACCAAGAGGGCCGAGCAGGGCGCTCGCCAAAGTTGGGGCGATTCCGCCCAGAAACGATTTCAGAATGTCGCTCACTCTATCTCTCCCTGCAAATCAAGATCATCACAATAATCGGGATCACCACAACCATTACCACAGTCAAGTCTGCGCACCAACTGCTCATGCCGCCATTGACGTATTGCATCTTGAGCGTCCTCTGCTTGTGAGGGAAATGGCGCGTCAGCCCTGAGCCGAAGCGTGTCGATGCGATGCTTGAGGATGGTCATTTCACGCCACCATGCTCAAATGAGTAGTGATTCCCATCACTGAACCTTCCACCCCATCGAGCATCTGGGTCTTGCAGTTCCCACCACTCACCGATCATACGATGGTCTTCCGTAGCTTCGAGGAATACCCCATCCTTGAAAAGGTTGATGTCAATCGCCAGTTTGTTCTTGTGAGCGGAACTTGGGTGCCCGTACCCCATCTTCACGCCAATAGCGCCATGCACTCTCGGATCACGGAAGGCGTCGCCAAGCGTGTATTCGTAGCCCATTGACAAGATGTAGTCGAGCAAGCGCGGAACGAGCCTTCCAAACCGCCGTTGCTTCTCTCCGAGGGACTGGCTCACTGCGCGCCCCTATGCGGGCAGTCCGACTTGTTGGCCTTCTGATCCAACTTGGCGTCGATCTTGTCGAGCTTGTCGAACAATGTCGTCATCACCTTGCTGAACTCTTCCCGCCTGATGTATTGTCCCGCGACGAGCAGTTCAATCGACTGCACCTTGGACGCTAAGTCTTTGTCAGATTGGTGTAAGGATTTCATGGAGTCCTGAAGGTTCTTCACTACCCACCCCCCGAGGAAAGAGATAAGTCCGAGAGCTACGTTGATGATTGCTTGCGATTCCATACTTCATTCCTTCCCGCCGTCTTTGCGGCAGATGCGTTGTGCTACGAAATCAACAGTGACCCGGATCGAACGGATTCGTCCAGTTCTCGCAAAGGTACGCCGCCACGTCACCGCGCAGGCGCTTATTCATACCGCCACCCATCGTCCGACGGCAAAAGCCACCAGACAAACAGCAACAACGGGGAAAGCAAGATCAAGACGAGCATCAAGACTCCACCGCCGAAGATCGAAAGCAGCAAATTCACCAAGTTGATACGTTCGCTGCGCTTGTGCATGTTCCCTCCCAAGAAAGAATGCCGACCCAAATGCAGCACCGGCCCACCAGTTGCCCGTTGATAGCCCGATTACCAACTGCATCAGCAGGGCGTAACCGGCGTGTTCAAAGTTGGTGCGGTTCACCAAGGAACCCCAGAAGTCTGAAGCGTCTGAACCTTGCGTAGCTTGTAGGCTTCTAGTTCCGCATCAGCAGACTGCTCAAATTGGTTCTCAGCACCGGCATCTCGCTTGATCCACTCAATGACCTTGGCCTCTGTTAGAGCGTTGAACGCAGTCGGCGTGACCGGATTGTTGGCGAAACCGAAGCTGTAGTTGTGGGTGAAGCTGTCCGCACCGTCTGAAGCGGTGATCTGGAATTGTGCGGTAACGACAATGCCATCAGGGGCATGGATCAGGTTAGTTACTTTGTATTCGTAGGTATTCATGTTGGTTCCTTAGTTTGAAGCGATGATGATCCAACTTGTGCCGTTGCTCTGCAACTTTGCCCATTTCCCTGCGGTTGCTGCGAGAATAGCCGTACCTGCACTGCCACCTGCAATAGGCACTACGTTGCTAGATGCTGATATAACCGTACCCGCAAACTGCGTGACTAGATTGAGAATGCGTCCCGTGAAACTCGCTGCCGCTGGGAGCGTGTAGGTGCTCGCCGCTGTGGTCTGGATGATCGTGGTGTCTGTGATAAGGACGGTGTAAGTCGCACCTGTGTTAGTGACAATTCCACAACCGAAAGAAGTCGTGTCGCAGGCAACAGTTGGTGCAGTTGTTTTGCCGAGACTGGTTAGACCGAGGAGAGCGTTTTGTGCGCTGCCGTCAGCATAGATATTCCACTTAGCAGCTCCTGAAGTAAGTCGAAGGCGCAGCCCGTAATTAGTCGCTCCCGCTGTTAGGTTATTAACATCCAATCCGGTCTGGTCCGTGATCGTACCGCCGCCGCTATTGGTGGCGTTGGTCGCGGTGTAGTGTGTCGCCACCGTGATTGTTCCCGCCGCAGTGTTATTTATTGTCGAATAGAACGAACGGCACGCCGACACTGTGGTGACTATCGTGTTATCGGCTTGCCCTGCCACCGCGATGATGTTTCCAGTTCCAGCGTATCCGGTATCTGCGTAAGCTCTGTACAGCGCCCCATATTTACTAGGCGAGCCAGAAGTGTTCCGTGCGGCGGTCTGCGCGTAAATCCCATACTCAGCATTGGTTGTGCTGGTTGGAGTGGCAGTGATGGCAAATTTAATATCGGTCAGCGAGGTTGTTCCGACCCCCACACTTCCGGCAAAGTAGTTATCTGCCGTCCCGGCTGCATAGAAGTTCCAGCGGTTTGCTGCTGCGGCGATGTTGCCGTAGAAGCCGTAGTTGTTGGTGGCGCCTGTGAGACTTGATTGGGCTACAAAACCCGTTTGGGTTGTTACCGTACCGTTAAATGTTCCGGGGACGGCCTCAAAGTGATTCAATGTGCCTAGAGTCACGCCCGCAATTTGCGTTGGGCCAGATATAAACCCACGAGCTGTTGACGTTATGCCAATCTGAATTTCGCCATCGACTCTAACCCCCTCTGCCGTGGTGCTAGATCCTGTAAGAGGCTTGCTGATAAGAAGCGCGGTTCTGGTAGGGGTAGCTCCAATTCCGATCTGACCGCTGCTATCAATCCGCATCCTCTCCGCGCCGCCAGTACTCACTGCGACCGTATCCGCAGCAGGGAACCAGATGCCGGTGTTGGGATCGCCAGACGGGATGATAGCGGGGAGAAGGGCTGTGCCTGCTTGGACGGTTGTTACTCCGGTTGCAGAGAGCGTAGTCGCAGCAACAGATGCAGGAGTCGTAGCCCCAACAGTACCGTTGATGTTAATAGAAGCAGTTCCGGTCAGGTTGGTAACTGTTCCAGAGGACGGAGTACCGAGCGCACCATTGAACGTAACGAAAGCCCCTGCTGATCCAACAGCCACCGCCAATGCAGTTCCTACGTTTGCGCCCGGAGTAATGCCGGCCCATGTTGTCAGATCGGCGTCGTAAGCCTGTATCGTAACCCCAAGATCAGTGGAATCGTACTTGGTAGCAACGGCGACCGCGACTGCATCAAAGTCTGCCTTAATCTCAGTACCCTTGACGAGTTTGGCTGGATTGCCAGTAAGCAGCGCATCCTTTGCCGCATAGTCCGTGATAACGATGTAGTCACTCATAGCCGTCCATCCTTTGTAAACAAGTCAATCCGCTGAATTGCTATCTGATACCCGCCTACTTGCGCCTCTAAACCAAACTGTAGCACGCGCCCTGAACTGCTACCTTGAACTGACATTACGTTGATCGCCACATTCCCTGAGTATTCAGAAATTCCATATTCGGCTGTTCCATATTCGGCTTGATTCGACAAGCCAGAAAGCGTCGAAGTCTGCGAATACTGTGCACTATTGTAGTCATAGCCCCACTTGAATACTACGGTCTGATTCGACAGCCCAATGAGTGTTACAAGTACCCTTTTCAGAATCGAAGTCTGGATAGGATTACCGAAGTCAATCCATGTGGTGTAGTACGACATCCGATACACGGAAGCATCGTCGTAGTACCCTGTATGGTCGCCAAGATATCCCGCATTCCCAATATACAGAACACGATCTTTTGTCTCGTAGAACGACTTTGCAACCAGCGTCCACATTGATGTTCTCGCCGCGCCATTCTCCAGAATAGAGCGCATATCGAAACAATAGGTGTTCGCCGTCGCCGGAAGCGTTATCAGGTAGAAATTGTTAGCCGCGCTGTACACCGACTTGATGTTCTCTGTATTCTCCAGATCAACCGCGCCCATAAAATCTACCTGCACGTTCTGGCTGAGTTTGCGAATCGGAGCCGATTTCTCCTGAATTGTTCGCAGCAACGAACGAACGCCGCTATCCGACAGGAACACAACATCTTCACCAGCATTCTGTACCGAGTCCCTTGCGATGCATCCGACGCCAACAATCGAATCCTGCAATTTCATTGTCGAAGGGGTATCCGCACCGGAGTAGATCAGGATTTGGAATCGCCCCATGATGAACAGGAAGTTATTGTGTGCCGCAAGAGCAACAATCTCGTCGCCACCGGATGGCCATACCTGGCCGACGTTCAGTGATCCTGATGTCCCCCCCGTCCAGACATGCGGCGAAAGCAAGTCACTGAACACCACAGTCTGCTTGTCGGTCGAAATATCTGCCGCCCATACCCGCCCGTAGGCACTGATCGCCTCGTTGCACTGATACACGGTTCCAGCAGTTCCTGCTTTCTCGTTCAAACGCCGAAACGTGGTTGCCGATACAGCAGGATCATAAATTAGCGGATCGTACCCACGTTGCCAAAACATCGCCACACCGTTCAGTTGGCAGAATTTCCAGTTGTTTGCGCTTATCGTTGGAGCTACACCACCACCACCATAGGTTAGCGTAACCAGTGTGGTGCCGCTCAGTTTGAACAGGAATCCTCCGCCAGCACATAGCGTAGTAGCCGTTCCGTCGTTCTGGATCAGTTCTCCGATGCAAGTAATGTTGCTTGTGGATAAGTCGGTATTCGCCGTACTCGCTCGCGTCCATCCCTTCCGCGATGCAACCCTGCCCGACTTGTCGATAATGCAGTTGTTCGCCTCCAGAGCAAACGATGCCGGCAGATCGACAGGCGAATCCGATAGGTTCAGGCCGTTGAAGCCTGGTGCTGAAATCGAGAAGGGGGTGATCTGGTCAGCCACTTAGGTAGCCTCGAAACAGTCGAATTCCATGAACCGCTCCTTCTCCAGCGAGATATAGTCGCTCAGAATCGACTTATACAGCCCGTATGCCTCTCCAGAGGTCAGCCCGCCATCTTCGCCCCTCTCAACCAATGCGCGGGCGTATGCGCCTGCTATGACCGGTTCAGAGGGTACTGTGATGATGTCGGCGTCTGCCGTCAGAGTCGTCTGCGGGACAATCATGTTGAACTTGAGCGAATAGACCGCCATCGGGGTAGGGAACAACTCCACTTTGCTGTCCGTCCCGTCCGTCCCATTCCATGCGTAATAGCATGGTACGCTCGATGACACCGCGCTCAACTGCTGCTGATCGAGTATCCACTGAATCGGGACGTTGCGAAGCGTGAGCTTGTTGGTCGTGTCGTTGACCGTAATATCCCGCTGCCGAATGCCTGATCCGGTAACTGTGTAGGTGCTGGTTCCGGCTACCGTTGGAATGGTGATGGTAGTTGATAAAGCGTCCCAGTTCCATGCGTCCTCCACTTGTCTGCGGGAATCGTTGATGTAGCGCCCAATCAGCGTGGAGTAAGCACTCGTTGTGACGCTGGCAACGCTGGATTCGCGTAGGCGGGAGAGGACTTCGTTAACACATTCCAAATACGTTGCCATTATTGGTTTGCTCCTGACATCATTCCTTGAATGTTACTTGCTCCACCAACAATCGGGGCCATCCTAGC